TTCGCGTTGTGCCGTTCACGTCTGTCACAACAATCTCAGGGGCAGTGTAAGTTGCCCCCGATGCGATTTCTTGCGTAAATGCCCCACCGTTGGAGTAGGTCGCAGGGGAGCACACCTCACCGTCGACTGTGATAGTCATCTCGCCCGTGGCCTCATTCACGTCTACGGTGTCAACGTCTGCGCCCGCTACTACTATTCGCGTGGGCTGGGGAAAAGTACCGATAATGTCTGCGCCTTCAACCTCAATATCCAGCAACACCGCTGGATTTGCAAACGCGGTAAAATTACGCAACACAACGCCGTCTGTATTTTCAATGTCCTGAGAAAACGCGAGCGGCGTGCCCACGTCGCTGCCCTTTAACTTGCAGTTCATCACCGTCAAGTTGCGGTTGTAATCCGCTGGCATCACATTGATAATCTCGTAAACCTGATCGTTGTAAATTACGCGCATCGTTGGATTTACACCCGCCAGCGCAGTGCGGCGACCTGTCATCGTCACGTTATGCTGCGGAAACAACGTGTCGCTGCGTAAGTTTTCACTACCTCCAGCTGTTTTGTGCGTGATATTAACCCACGCGTCTTTTAGTTTTACCCACGTTGTAACCGTTGCGCCCGTTGCCGAGTCACTCACAGCCTGCTGCTGAATCTCAACCAGTTTATTTTGCCGCCCGATCTGCATTACACTATCAAATTACGATATGAAGACAACAACCGATGAACACCCTCGGGTATCACATGCACCATAACAGGGGCGCTTCCCTCGCTGCGATTGTCGTCGTACAACGAAACCAGCAAGCGCATCGCCTGCAACATAGGTGCGGGCACGGTCGAGTAACCGACGTTGGCCGTAATCTTCACGCCGTTATAGGTGTTGTCGTCGATACTTGGCTTGTTTACCCACTTAAATCGTGGGGTGTTTCCGATGAGGTCAACGCGGTAATCCGATGCCGACACGTTTGTGTAAACACCACCAGTAAAGGATTGAACCGACGTAATTGAGTTTACAGGCCCGATGGGCAACATTACGTCCTCAGCCTCGTCGGTGTAAAATTCAACGGGCCGCGCAATTACGCACTTACCCGTGTAGTTTTCAACTTGCTGCGCTGCCGTCTCGAGGTAGGCCTCGTACAACGAGTCCTCCTCATCCTGACCAGGCAACACGCGCAAGTGCAATTTTAGCGCCTCAAGTGCGATCACCGTCGTGTAATCTACCGAGGTAGTGTATTTATGTCGAACAATCGGTGTCATCGGGCGTCTTTTTTTTGAGTGAATAAAAAACCCCCGCCACGTTGGCGGCAGGGGTTTCTGTCAGATTTATCAGGTTAAGACTCAGAAACGTCCGAGCAAACGGCAAAAGCACTCGGCTGGGCTACACCCAAGTCAAGGTATTGAACCGCCATGATCTCAATTTGTGAGTTTTTCTTCAACGTGATCTGGTCGATAATGAACTCGATGCCCGCACCGAAGTAACCAACCATTAAGCCCGAAAAGTCACCGAGCAACACGCGACCAACACCAGCCGATGCGTTTGGCAAGTAAGGCGATGCGAGCGCAGGCAAGCCCTTGAGCTGACCGTTGTTCAACAATGCCTTAACGCCTGTCACCTGCACAGCGTTGTCAAACAAGTTGTGCGCCTCAGGCGACAACAAGAATCGCGTTGCCGCGTTCATGCCGTGGTTTTCCAACACCAGTTGGTACAACGCACCCGCGATGGCTGCGTAGTCAGTGTTGTCGGCAGGTGTCAACGTGTTAACGCCGACCGTGTTCAACAATCCAACGATGTTGTCACCTCCTGACGCGCCCACGAGGCAGTCAACGTTAATTTTCGCCTCGAAGCCCATACGCAACTCACGCATGATCGCAGCGTCGATCCCGACCGCAGACTGGATCTGCAATTGACGGCTGATCTTCGAGAACGCTGCGTAACGGTGCGGCGTCATGGTAAGCTGCCCCATGTCAAGCCCTGATGCAGCCGCTTCGCTCACCTCAGTCTCAGCCGTAGCCGTTGCCTTGGTAATTGTGCGCGGCATCTTCAAATCGCCTGTCAAGTTGCGCATCGTGATCGCTCCGATCTGCTCGAGCAAGAACGGCGCGTAGAGCGAGTAAATGTACTGTGGCACATCCGTCGCGACCGCGCCTGAGCCTGAGCCGCTCGCAGCTTGGAAGTTGTCAGCCGCACCTGAGCGAGCTGCCTCGACAAAATCAAAGGGTAACACGATGTCGCCGTTTGATGAGCCGTTTGCGCGTGCGTGCTGGGTCATTTCTGCCTCGATGCCGTCGAGCTGCTGCCCGTTGGCGATCTTCAAGGCCGCGCGAGCAATCGAAAAGTCTTTCAACATCGATTTCTTTTCGCGGTTCTCACCTGCGTTTCCATTGTTTCCACCAGCCGCAGCACGTGCAGCGCGTTCAGCAAGGATGCGCTCCTCAGCCTCAGCAGTGCGAATCTGAGCCTCGACGGCCTCGATTTCGGTTACTAATGTGGCCTTGCGAGCCGATTGTTCATCTGTCAACTCTACGTTGGCAGTGCGGGCACCCTCTACGATGCCAGCCAACTCGTCGGCCTTGGCGGCACGGAGCTGGCGCAATTCAATTACAGTTTTCATTCTGTATTGTTTGTTTTTATTTACAACGCTGCCCCGTGCAGCGATTGGTTCTTGGGATTGTGATTTTGTTTCCGTCGGTTCTGTCTTTGGAGGTTCGGGCGAGGCTGGCGGATCGACGGATAACCCGCGCTCATCCTCGCCCTCTATCACCGCGAGGTGATATTCTGTTTTGTCGCTCGCGCGAACGCGGCTCTCTCCGTCTGCTGGCACAGGTGCCAACGAAATCTCAAGCGGCTCCCAATCAACAGCACGTCGACGCGGCACGCCATCAGCGGTTTTGCCATCGCGCTTGTACTTGTTTACCTTGTAGCCCACCGAAATACCTCGTAATATGCCATCTCGCACGTCCTGTACGATGCCATCAATGTCCGAACGGTTGCTAAAACGAATCGTGGCGATGCCTTTCTGACCTTCGAGACGCCCGTTTTCTGCAATACCGAGCTGCGAACGAACGCCGCCCCAGCGGTCGTGGTTGTCCAAAATTGGTACAACGCCTTGTTCAAACCGCTGCATGCGCACAGACTCAGGCGAAAAATCGAGCACCTCGACAAAAACCTCATCGCGCGCCCAATCGTAACGCATCACGCCCTCGGTCTCGGTGCCGAACACAACCTCAAACGAACGGTTGTTTTCTTCGGTCACTTCCGCGGGCATGTCAATCGTCGCCGCACGGTAGCCCGTCATCAGCTGCACGTCTTTATTCTCCGTCTTCGTCGTCGTTGTCTTCATTGTCATCGTTATCGTTTACATCTTCGGCTGATTCGTCCTGTGCGGGCGCAGCCTCAGATTGTGTGGCTATTTTTTCGCTGTAATCCTCAAAATGATTCAGCGCGATCTGATTGACCTGCACGGTGTAGATTTCACCGCCGTCAATTGGGTTCAATCGCTCCCATTTACGCACCTCATTACGGTTAAAAACGCCGTTTTTCAGCATCTTATCCACGTAATCAGCCCATGATTTCATGTCACCGCGCATCAGTTCTGCCATGTCGTGACGGTAAATCAACTCGCCCTGATCGGTAAATGGCACTAATTTTAGGTTCAATTCAGCCTCAATACGGGCGCAAATTGGTGCTAATGTGTGCGTCGCGAAGTGTTTTGATTGGTTTTCAAAGTCCTTATAGCTGCTGCCCGTAATACCAACCATCGCTGGCGGCACATTAAACACGCGGCAAACCTCCTCAGCTTGGAATTTTCGCGCATCCATGTTTTGCGCGCCATCAGGGTCAACCGCCATCGACGTGTATTTCACGCCAAACGGCACCATGCGCGTTTTTGCGCCCTTCTGCTGCTCCCAGCTATCAATCAACGTCTTCATCTGCTCGCTGGTGGTGTTCACCTCCGCGCTCAGTAAGCCTTGCATCACGCCGCCTGATTGAAAGAACGTGCTCGCGTAGTCCTGTGCGGCCTTGAGTAGTCCGATTGTATCTTTATTTACGACCACAGGCGACGCCTGCAACATATACTTGAGGTCGATCATGTTCTCATAACCGACAATACGCTCTGTAATGTTACCGTCCAAGTCCTCTAGCACACGGTAAAATCTGCGACCTTCGACAAACCGAGGGTCAACCGCACCGTTGTTGTGGTGGTGCAATCGCACAGGCATGCCGTTCTGATCGCGAATAATTTCGATAAACCCGCGGCCATACAGCAGCATGAACGCAATCGCTGTTTCGCGCAACATGTACGCGGTTATCATGCCGTCGGGCGTGACGTTGACTAATTTAGAAACGCTGTTTTTAATTTCGCGGTAACGACCGCCGCGCTCGTCTGTCAACGTCAACGGTAACATCGCGACCGTGCTGCTAATCTTGTAAATGCAGGCGTAAACAACGCCAATACCTGCTGCGATCTCAGGTGTGATCTGAATACCCGCAGCAGATTCGCCGCGAGGAAATAAATTCTTCCAAAAGTTATCGTCGCCAGTGTAAGCATACATGATGCCACGAGATTGAAAACCCTTCACTGCGTTTTTTATGCGATCGGTAAACTTCACCTTGCGAAGATACAACAACGCAGCGACTTAATTAACACACGTCTATAAAAAACTAATCCAGTCCTATAACCTCAAACGACCAATCTGTTGTTGGCTGCGCTTTGGTTTCGTTTACGCACTGACCAAACGCCATAATCGAGGCAATAACACCGTCGATTTTTTTCGCGTCGCTGCCTAATCGTTTAACTAGTTTCACGTTCTCTGAGTTGTCCTGATGAATCACAACGCAGCCCATCTGCCAACGCATAATTCGGCTGCCGTCGTGCGTGATGTTACCCTTGAGCAACTCCATCTCAAACCGCTTAATATGCTCCGACATGTTGAAGATTGACTGCGAAAACGGCTCACACCGAATACCCATCTGCACCAGCTCAGGTATTAAATAACTAGAATACGCCCTATCGTAGGCCAGCGCAACGACCTGATGTTCACCTATTACCTTAGCAATATACTCACGTATGTAGGGAAAGTCCGTGGCGTTGCCTGGTGTTATATCCAGCTTTCCGTCGCGAGCAAAGCTGATATAATCTACACCGCCGTTGATGTCGCGATTCCTTACCATTTCTTCGTTTACAAAATGATGCACCTTAACATACCAACGGTAATTATCCTGATCGTACCACACTTGAGCAACCGCGTTCATATCGCGCACGCTGGCTAAATCGACACCCAACCAACACGGCAGCCCCTTCATGTCTTCATCATTGAACTCAGCAGCCGACTGCATCCACGTATCATCATGCACCCACGCCGACGCCGAGTGCGTCCAAATGTTTAGGTGCAGGTTCAAAAATCTGTTCAGCCTTGATGGGTTGTTTTTAGCGTCGTTGTAAAACATCAACCAGTTTTCCATCGGTATAATTGTGCCCAACCCTGGGTTCGCCCTGTGCCATACTTTTGGGTCGTTCCAATCGTCCGACGGGTCAGCAGCATAAACAATCGGCAGAAACGTATCATCTTTTACAATGCCGCGCTGCACTTTAAGGGCGTGCTGCCACTTCTCAAAACAAAAACTATTCGTGTCTGTGCCCGCCGTCGTCATAAAAAACGTCAACGGCTGTGACCGTGTAATCATTGAGGTCTGCAACACGTCGGTCATGTCGCTTGACGGGTGTTCGTGAAGCTCGTCAATAAACGCAGCGTGCGTGTTTAAACCGTGCTTACCTTTTACCTTACCAGTCAATGCCTTAAAAAAACTCTTATGCTTTTCGTACTTTAATGAATCAACCTCGCACTTTAGTAAATCACTCAGGGTCTCATCCATCGCAACCATGTCGTCCATAACGCGGCGAATAATATGCGCCTGATCTTCATTTGCCGCAGCCGCATACATCTGCGCGGCGCGCTCGCCGTCTTGCATCAATATTGACAACGCAATCGCAGCCCCTAGTGTGGACTTCGCGTTCTTACGAGGAATGCACAACATCACCTCGCGGTAACGTCGCAAACCTGAGCCAACGCGTTTCCAGCCAAACATCGGATAAACGATGTCCTCCTTCTGCCACTGGTCAAGTTTTAATAGCTGGCCAGCAGTTGGACCCTCAGGGGCGCGGCAGTACTTTTCAATGAATGCAACGCGGCGCTCAGCCTCCGCCCAATCTAGGTAATACTTACCATTCTCGCTTGGTGCTGTCTTCGCATAAACTCGCGCATACCACTCAGGCGCACCATCAGGTACAACCACATCACTTGATGAGATCGTCGCCTTTTTTTTCAGCGGCTTTCTTGGCATAGCTCATCAGTTTTTGTGAAAATGAAATCTTCTGACCGCGCACCTGCACGAGCGCAGACGACTCAGGCCGACGTTGGTTCTTAGTCCGACCGTCGCCCATCTCAACAACCTCAACATGGCCGTGTTCGTCGACATCGCGTTGCAACTTCTCCTCGTCGTACAATATGCGGCTGTACGTCTCAAGTAACTCCGTAAAAACAAAGTCCTTCAACATCTCATCAGGAAACCTGTTGCGCAGGTCTTGCAGTATTTTTTTCTTGCGCTGCTGTGCAGTCATGGCTTATTATTTTCCGTCGATCAAAGGTATGAAAAATTGTGCATAGGCCGCGCGCGCGCGCGATTTTGGGTTTTGACCCCCGAAAAATGCCGCGCGATTTTTTCTGAG